CTGTAGGAACTGATCCTGCGCTTCTTAATGGCGATGCCGGTTCTGATAGCGGTGTCCAGCCATATACCGCCCCTGCTCAGGTAACAGCGGCAATGCGTGATCCTCGATATGCTGACGATCCCGAATATCGCCAGTCTGTTGAGCGGCGTTTGGCAAAGTCAAACGTGTTTCAAGTCAGATCGAGCAACAGGTAAATCGCGATGGGAATAGTTAACGCCCTCCTCGGTCCTGTGAAGAATCTGTTCGATGGTGCTGTTAGTATCATCAACAGCATTAAGGGCGGATCGCCTGAAGAGAAGAACGCAGCTACGCTCGCGCTCGCACAGCTTCAGACCAACTTTCAAGCGAAGCTGGTTGAAGCCGATTTGCAGTTTGCTCAAGCACAGCGCGATGTCATCGTGGCGGAAGCTAGCGGTCATTCGTGGCTGCAACGCAACTGGCGTCCGATGCTCATGCTGTTCTTCGCTTTCATCATTGGCACAGTCGTCTGGACTGGCGGTTACATTAACGGTCGTCAACTCGACCCCGCATTCGTGATGGAAATTCTTTCCATTGTGAAGATCGGCCTCGGCGGCTACGTCGTCGGACGGTCGGCGGAGAAGATCGCACCGCAAGTCGCAAGTATCTTCAAGAAGTAGACCTTCCGGCTCCCGGCAGCGCCCTATCCCCTGGGTTCCCCCTCCTTTCCTTGGGGACAGGGAGATGGCTGTCGGGGGCTTCTCCTTTTCGTAGGAAACGGATGACTCAGGAACAAAAGCAACAAGCTCATAATGCAAGAATGCGGCGCTGGCGAAAAGCGAATCCTCATAAAGTTAGGGAAATTAATCACCGATACCGTTTTGGTATTTCCAAAAAACAGTATCAGAGCTTGTTGAATAAACAGAATAACCGCTGCGCTATCTGTAATCGGAAATCAAAGCGAAGAGCTTTAGCTGTAGATCACTGTCATCGGCATAAGCTTGTTCGTGGATTGTTATGTACTGCTTGTAATGTTGCGCTTGGGTTGTTGCGTGACGATCTGAAATCTTTGAAGCGAGCTATTCGCTATCTCCAAAAACCGCTCACTCCTTCTTAGGAGGAGTGCGTCACACCCTCATAGCAACAACCGAGAAGTAACTGAGGCCCACTGCGGTGGACACCCTGAGAGAAAACCGGACACGCTGAAGGGGAGCGACGACGTTTGTGTAGTTCAACGTCAACCTCTTTTCTCTACAGGTAACAAATGGCTAACATGACGCCCAATCGCTTTGGGCAATTGAACCAGGCTGGCGATCCAGATGCCTTGTTCTTGAAGGTCTTCGCAGGCGAAGTCCTGACGGCCTTCGACGAGACCAACGTTGCGAAGTCGCGCAGCATGGTCCGCACGATTACCAGCGGTAAATCGGCACAGTTCCCCGCCTCGTGGAAGGGCACTGCCGCGTATCACTCCCCAGGTACGCAGTTGCTTGGTACCGGTGTGGGCCTCAACGAGCGCACGCTTATCATCGACGATGTGCTCATTGCAGATCGTTCCGTCGCGCAGATCGACGAACTCAAGACGCACTACGACATTCGCTCGATTTACTCGCGCGACATCGGCATGGCGCTTGCTCGCGCATTCGACAAGAACCTCCTCCAGGTGGCTATCCTCGCGGCTCGCGCTGCGGCGACTGTTTCTGGTGGAAACGGCGGGTCAGTCCTCACGGACGCCGCGTATCTCACGACTGTCGCGAACCTCGAAGCTGGCCTCTTCACTGCAGCTCAGAAGTTCGACGAGAAAGATGTACCCGAGAGCGACCGCTACGTTGGCATCAAGCCCGCGCAGTATTACCAGTTGGTCGCCAGTTCGTCCAAGGTCATCCACAGCGATTACAACCCGACCCCGAACGGTGGTTATGCTCAGGGTAAGGTCTTCCGTATCGCTGGCATGGAGATCGTCAAGACGAACAACCTTCCGCAGTCGAACATCGCTACCGGCCCTGCCGCTTACCAGGGCAACTTTACGACCGTGGCTGCGCTCGCCTGGCAGAAGGGTGCTATGGGTACTGTCAAGCTGCTTGACCTCGCGGTTGAGAGCGGCTGGCTCATCGACTACCAGTGCACACTGATCCTCGGGAAGTACGCCGTGGGTCACGGCATTCTGCGCCCTGAGTGCGCGGTGGAGTTGAAGACTTCGTAATAAAGGACTAGGGGCGCTAACAATTAGGCCCCCATTTCTTTTTACTTTCTTCTTTCTACTAACTCAAGGATCACCAGAATGACTACTAGAGCACTCGCCGCTCAAGGCGAACAGGTAATCAACACGGACACGTATGTGTCTTCAGCGTTGGCGTTCAGCGTGCAGGCGTACCTGCCGAAGATCAATGACGGTTCGGGCGGCTCTGTGGCTGTCGATTACGATATTCGTGTCGAAGTCACTGGCGCTGCTCCCGTCGAACTGCTCGCGCAGAACGGCAGGCGCGTTGGTGTCGTTCCCGGTCGAAGCCAAGCTATCGTCGTGGCTCGCACTGGAACAGTACAGGCGGAACCGGATGATTGGAATTTCTTCATTCGTCCCAACACGCCTAACGCTTTCGCTACGATCAGCGCGGCCTACTCACAGGCTGAAGTTCAGACTTTGCGTACTTGCCTCGTCGATCACGGCTTGATGAAGGCCGAGTAACACAGAAATACCTCGAACCGGGGGATGGGGATTTCCTCCCTGTCCTCCGGTTTTTTTTCTCCCTTCTTCTACTATAAGAGACCATGCCTTCAGTTATCACCAACCTCGCTCCGATGACAGAGCTTGAGGCAGTCAATGCAATGCTGTCATCTGCCGGGGAAGCTCCACTTCCTGTGGGCACTGATCTCAGCACCGTCATCAATTCTGATGTAATCATGGCGCTGAACATTTTGCGGAATGCAGCGCGCGATATCCAAAGCATGGGTTGGAAGTTCAATACAGAGTTTGGATTTCAGCTAATACCCTCCACGGCTAACCCCACTTCACCTTACGATTGGGTGGATAGCGCCGGGGTACACACAAATCTCAACGTCTTTCTACCACCCGCGAATCTCTTAGGGTTCGCCGTCACTCCGATCAATGAGCAGCAGGGTTACCAGTTCGTAGACACAGTGATTCGTCCGTCGCGTAAAGTACTTGTTGCTTCGGTTCCAATCCTGGTCTTTTATGATCGCGTGCTTAACCGTGATGGCTTCCCCGTTACTGAACGACCATACCTCTACATCGACCCTGTGTGGGCGTTTGATTTCGAGAAGACACCCGAAGAGGCTCGCAGATTCATTACGATCCACGCCGCTCGTCAGTTCGTACAGCAAATCGTTGGTTCACAAACGCTTGCCAGCTTTACCGATCAGGATGAACGCCTCGCCTTCAGAAATCTTAAGAGAGCCTTTGGCGAGGAAGATGATTTCAACATGCTCAGGAACACCGACGTGTCGAAACATCTTGGCAATCGTCCTCGATTTGGTGGCTGGATCAGCACTGATCCTCGTCGTAAGAGCCCGTCCTAATGCTCATTGCACAGTCACTCGCCAACCTGTTGAATGGTGTGTCGCAGCGCCCTCAAGAGCAGCGGCACTCCTCGCAGGCCGAGGCGCAGAAGAACGGTTTCTCACACCTCGTGCGTGGGCTGATGAAACGCCCTCCGCTTGTGTATCTCGGGAAGCTCACCGCAACGATCACTGGTTGGTCAACAGCGTTCGTGCATTCGATCAATAGGGATGAAGTTGAACGCTACCACGTAGCAATTGCCAATGGCGATGTGTTCGCTTACGACGCGCTGACGTATGCGGCGGTCACAGTGATTGCGCCTCAAGGCAAGGCGTACTTGACGGATGGTAGCAAAGGATTTCGTGCCGCGACTGCTGGTGACACTACGGTCATCGTGAACAAAGGAACGACGGTTAAGCGCGGTGCGAAGAAGACTGATACCGCCAAGTACGAAGGGCTTGTCTATATTCGGCAGGCTGACTACGCGACCACATATCAGGTCACACTGAATGATGTTCCGGTGGCGATCAAGACTGTAGGTGCCGCCACTGCTCAGTCTCGCGAGTCTCTTAGCACTGAGAAGATCGCGATTGATCTTTACACTGCGCTAAAAGCAGAGCCGCTACTCGCGATGTTTACGTTTACGCGATATGGCTCGACCATTCATATCATCATTGGCTCTCTCGGTGCTACAGACTTCAAACTGGCTGTCTTTGACGGCCTGTCTGATAAGGGGCTCAAAGCTGTCAAAGGTTCCGTACAGGATTTCGCAGACCTTCCGCGCAAAGCTCCCAATGGATTCGTTGTAGAAGTTGCTGGTGATCCTGAGTCCACTCTGGACAACTATTGGGTGAAGTTCGATGACAAGGGAAACCCTTCACAAGAAGGTGTCTGGCGTGAGTGCGCCAAGCCTGGAACGCTGACCTCGCTCGATCAAACGACGCTGCCTCATCGTCTCGTGCGAAGCGGGCATCTCGTGCAGAATGTTCCGCACGTTAGCCCAACAGTTATTCCGCCAGCTACAGTTACGGATGGTGGAAGCGCTACCGGCATCTCAACAGTTCCTTGGACTCTTACAACTCCAGGTGACGTGTCGATCCCTGCTGGCACCCGTGCGTCTATTCGCGATCACAATGCTGGCGTGAAACTCACGCTCGCCAATGCTGCGACTCGGCTCACGGTTCCCTACACCATCGACACAGCGTTGATGGGGGCGGACACCATTGCCACGGTTACATTTTATAAGAACAGCGTCTCTCAAGGTGTAAAAACACACACTGGTGGAGGCGGCAAGCCGTTCATTATGCCTCCGGTCATTCCTGGCACAGATTTCGGAACCGGCGATCTCACGCTATTGCGTCCCACCACAAAGGGTGAAGGCGCTGGAAGCTTTGACATTGCAGGAGCGTTCGCTACAAACGATGTGATTGAGATGAAGCTCACCTATTCTGGTGGTGCAACTCCCGATCAATACCGGCGAGCATACTTCACGCCGGGAGATTTGACAGTCATCGCTACCGGCAGGCGTGTCATTCGTTTCAATGCTACGGATACATTCCCCATTGGTGCAACCGTTACTGCTACAGTAGACGGCAACGTTTTCAACTACAACGTGACTGGCTCACCAAAGACTGGTACTGAGGTGGCTGCTGCGCTTCAGGCATCCATTGATGCTCACGGGGCGCTCATCGCTGTACTCGGCACTCCTACGTCGTGGATCATCGTCAGCAACACCAGCAACACAATTCCGACGATTGCCATGACGATCACGTTTTCTGATCCTACTGTGTTCAACAACCCAACGCTTTCGTTGGTCACGAATGAACACAACGGGCGCACGCTGAAGAACCTGACAGATAGATCGCAGGGAATCGTCCAGTCGAACACGGCGCAGACCATAACGGTTGATGCCTTGACTGGTGGCGTAGACAACAAGTTCAAATCTGGCGACCTCATTGAGATTATCGGTTCAGGGAAGTACTTCATCTTTGAACCTTGTCCGTGGAATGATAGGGCAGCAGGCGACGTTGATGTTGTTCCATTCCCTTCCTTCATTGACAACGTAATCAGCGATGTGGCGTTCTATCAGAATCGCCTCGTGTTCACTTCAGGCGAGAACGCTGTGTTTTCTTCTGCCGGTGACCTATTCAATTTCTTCAGGTACACGGCGGCACAATTGTTGGCTAATGACGTGATTGACGTAAGAGCATCTCGCAAAGAGGTGGCCCTCTTCCATAGTCTAGTGTTGTGGAATGCCGGTTTGTTTGGCGTTTCGGACAATGGCGTATGGGAAATTTCTGGCGATCCCGTCTTGACCCCAACAACCATTCGAATTGATCTAGTGAACAGCGCGCCCAACACTCCAGGCCCTCGGCCTGTTGTGAACGGCAATGTCATGTACCTCACGCGCGGTAAGGGCGGCTTCACTCAGGTCTCCGAGTTCTTCGTTACCGGAACAACCGGCGAAACTGTTGACTCGGTGAACATCACTGAAGACGTTCCGAAGTACATCAAAGGGAAGCCGCTGGCGGCAGTCGGAGACGATACGCTAGGCTTCTTTGCACTTCTGACGGACGCGGATGGATTAAAGAATCTCTATGTCTATTCCGCGCGCTTTGATAACAACAACGGTAACAAGATTCAATCGTCGTGGAGTAAGTGGGAGTTTTCTACAGGTCTGATGGTTGGGCTGGATATCGTAGACGGCAAACTCGGCGTTATCACTGTTCGGGCAGATGGTGTCTATCTGGAAACCATCGACCTGAACGTGACTCTTGAGTCTCCAACGTCCGACGAAGCGCTGTTATATCTCGATCGGCGTGTCGATCAGACGACGACCGGCGTGTCTTCAGCGTACAGTGCTGGCCCCGATACAACGACGTGGACGATCCCGTTCAACGTAGCTACTGACGGCTCCGAAGGGACGCTGGTGGTGGTCAACCGTGGAACTGGACTCGTGCTGGCGTCATCGCGGCCTGCTGCGAATCAGATTCGTACAACCGGACAGGGCAACCTGACCGGAGCTAGCGTTTATATCGGAGTGCTGTACGAGTTCCGCCAGAAGCCTTCGCGCATCTACTTCCGTCCTAAAGATGAGGTGCCGGAGACTAAAGGGCGGCTCACACTCCGCAACATAGACGTGCTGTATCACGATACCACAGATTTTGATGTCGTGGTCACGCTCGTGGGGCGAAATCCAATCACTTACTCGTTCAGGGTCGCTACACTCGGACTTCCTGCTTCGGGCAAATTGACTGTTCCGATCCTCTCGAAGAACGAGAATGCTACCATCGAGCTTGTCAACTTTTCACCTGGAGTCTGCGCCTTCTCTTCGCTGGATTGGGAGGGAGACTTCTCCATGAGGGACAGACGCATTTGAAATTAGAGATTAGATCAGCGAACCGGGAGGAGGCCATTTGGCTTTCCTCTCGGCTTCGCCCGCTAGATCGACGAGAAGTGGAAATAGCTACAGGACAATCTGCTGAGGAAGTGTTGTTGAAAGCATTTGATATTTCTACTGAGTGCTATTCGCTTCGCTTCAACAACGCAGCTTCCGATCTTGTCGCTCTCTTCGGTATTACACCGGCGGCATCTTTAGTTGCGCGCATCGGCGTCCCTTGGATGCTCTGCACATCTGAAGTTAGTAGAGGAGCTATCGCGATTGCTCGTGAGGCACCGCGCTGGTTGAACAAATGGGCTCGTGAATATGGGCTCCTTCGTAACATCGTGTATCTATGCAATTCCCTTCATGGCCGCTGGCTACATACAGCAGGTTGTCAATTTGACGAACTTGTGCAGATCAACGGTCACCCGTTTCTTCTTTTCTCCTACCAGGAATCTAAGCAGTGTGTGATCCAATCACAATCATCACTGGCGCCTCACTAGCAATTGAGGCTGGCAGCGCCGCTGCGAATGCCTCGGCGCAGAACAAAGCGTCGAAGGCAAATAAGAAGGCTGCTCAGCAGGCGATGCAGGACACCTGGAAAGACATCTCTCTTAGAGAAGTTCAAGAGCAGGACGCCACCTCACTCACCATCATGCAGGCAGACAGACAGGCGCGTTCGGCAGATGCCATCGCTCGTGTCTCAGCAGGCGAAGCTGGTGTTTCGGGGGCCAGTGTTGATGCTCTCATCGGGGACATTTCGGCACAAGCGTCCACATTTAAGGTGACGCAAGAGCGAAATCTCGACATGACCATCTCTCAGCTACAGCGAGAGAAGATCGCCGCAAAGAGTGCAGCACAGAATCGCATTAACGCAGCACCTCGTGCCAATCCATTCGCAACAGGGCTTCAGATCGTTAGTGCAGGTGTGAACTTCGCCAACACTATTGTTTCCAGAAAGCCTTCCAAAGGATAACGGATGCCTCGTCAAAGA